TTCATCTGAAGATCATTTGTTGCTTTAATGCTTAATCCACGAAGCATCTGCATAGGAGTCTTAGCTTGTGAAACTACCTTCTCGGCAATCTTCTTTCTTGACTCACTTGATTTACGCTTCAGATCTTGTTTCTTATCTACACCAAGCTGAAATCCAGCCCAAGGAAATGCATGTCCATGGTTTGTAACAGCAACGGTTTCAGTTTTAGGAACTTCTCTTAGTTTATATTGATATTCACCTTTACCATTATCATCTCTAGCTGCTTCAATGAGATATAATGTGTCTTTAGTGAAAACAAGAATGAAGCCCATTACTTTATTACGGATTAGAAATTTGGCTGCCTTAAGTGGATCTTTCATATGTAATGCCGCATCGATATTTCGCCCGTCGGCGGCATCAGCTTCCAATGAAGGTAATGGACTTAAACTAGTAGAAACAATACCTAGACCAGAAAAGTTCATACCTTCTTTATACTTGGTTCTATTATCATACATCACCAAGATTTCTTTTACAGTATTATGATCTTCTTCTTTAAACTCTACATCAGGTACGTAATCTTGATCTCTATTCTTAGCGACTGCCCATCCAGTACCTGGGAAAAATTTTGCTACAACAACACACATCTAGATAAATCTCCTTTAAGATATTTATCACTTTGAAGAATGAAAGTCATTACATAGTTTCTGTGCTTTGGTAATGTAGTTACTTGCTTTTTCAATAAAGATTTGTGCTTCTGTTTCTTCTTCAACTGCAATCATAATTACAATCTGATTATGAAAGATTCCAGTCCTCTCCCAAAACATATATGAATATAAAGTTGCTTGTAGAAAATAACCTTCAATCCATTCTTTCTTTTTATTTTTACCAGAAGTCTTGAAGTCAATAATTGAAGGCTTATCAGCATAATTAGCAATAAGATCACAAGCACCAGCAATCTTTAGTTTATCGGAATACAAGAATAATTCTGATCCTCTAATCTCATTGACGTTCGCTTTTAACTTACGTTCGAGTTGTCTATACATATGAACATTGAATGGCATTTCTCGTTTGAGATCTACTGGTCTATTCAGTACCAGATCTTCACATAGCCTGTGTACTTCAGTCCCTCTTCTAGCTGCTCGACTAGAAACTCTATTTGCTTCTGCTTCACCTACGGCTTTGCGCCATTCATCTAGACCGGATTTATCCGTCATAGCGCCAAGTAGAGTAGTTACAGAAGGATATAAAAGTCCGGCTGGAGTCTTATATTGACGAATTGCTCCATCAATACGCTCCAGCCGAGGTAAATCAATTAAGTTGTGTGTAAACATCAACGCTTCATATCGTTGTAGTCCCAAAGATTAGTAGTGGGCTTTATTGTGAAATATTGTTCGATTGTTTCCCACTGCTGAATTGCAGCTTCAACTATCTCGACTACATTTCTTATGCTTCCTGGTTCTTGCGCAAGAACATAACGTTGTACAAATTCTTTCTTATCCATAATATTCTCCATTAAACGATTAGTACACCATTCATATGTGGAACCATCTCCACAGGAAGATTGAATAGTGTCTGATTAAATACAGTTGGCACACTAAAATCAATAGGTTGTGTGATAGACATAATTCTAGGATCTTTTAATAGTTCACTCATCTGCTCTGGGCCAATATAGACCTTTCTTGGTCTTTTATACGCTGGAAATGATTTACTATAAGCAGTAAAAAGTCCATCAACCAATGTTTTCTTGTCAATAACAATACGTTCATACTCGACTTCTGGCTTTTCATATTGTTCAAGACACTTGTGTTTGTCAAGAAATTTCCACATCCATTTCTTCAACCAAAGTAGACGCCCGACTGGTTTGAATAGTCGGGCGCCAGTAGGAACACAAAGCATATGTTCTTTAAAATAAGCCATTGTCACATAATTTGGATTTTCAGTCATTCTCACATAATCACTCATTAATATAATCCTAGACTAAACTTTTACAATTATCAAAATGAAATCTTATCATAACAGGTTTGCCTCCTTCTTTATTACAATGAGGACAAACGATTATTTGTTTTGGTTTTTTATTGTTTGGGTTATTTTTAAGTTTGTTTTTAGTTTCTTCTGAGTGATTTTTACCTGTCATACCTTTAAGAGAACCGTCTGCCCATTTTTGTTTTCTTTGTTCAGAAAAGAATTGTTTTAATTCTTGAGATCTTAATTTACCTTTATTTTTGCCAATTAAATTTTTACTAATTTTGTCTTTTACTTTTTGATCATCTCTGGCAGGATTATAAAGTTTCATTTGATCAGATCTTCTTTTCAATTCATTTTCTGAAAATTTCCTACCATACATGGGATTGTTCTTCCCCTTCGATCTTTCACTTCTTCTAATTCTTTCTTCAGGTCTCTTAGAAGGATTGTTGATAGAACTAAATCCTACAGGGTTTTCATTAAAATTCATACAGCCAGGTTTGCCCAGATGTTCTTTCAAAAGTCTTCTTTCACCTTCAATTAAGCATTCTTCATTTTCAAAAAATTGTAAGATTTCTCTTTCTAATAAATTTTTATCTTTTATAGAACGAACCCACTTTCCTGAACCTTTATATTTTGATTTTTCTGATTCTAATTTAGTACTGTGTCTTCCTACGTAGTATTTGTCAGAATTTATTAATCTTATGATATAAGTAAAATAGTGCATAAAATATCTCCTATGCACTATTTATACTCATAAAGGTTTTAACAAACCCAGATTATTAATATAATCCTAAGTTATATTCTGCTGTTAGAAATTGTTTTACAAACCCCGATCTAATTATATCTTCCAAATCAAAATGTATAGTTGTCATAGAATCCATGTTGTCAAAGACACGCATCATATCTTTAAGACCGCTAGATTCTTTATAACGTTCACTAGTAAGATCATCCTGTTTAGTATCACCACAAAGGATAATACGTGAATAATCACCAGTACGAGTTAAGACGGTTCGCATTTCACTATAGCGTTGATTTTGAACTTCGTCGACAAGAATGACGGCATTGTCAATTGTAGTACCACGGAGGAAAGAAGTGCTATGAAACTCAATTATACCTTTGGTCTTGAGAATATCATAAGCATCTCCACGCTGAAATAGTTCTGAACAAATGGCTTTATATGCAGATTCATATACAGCCAATTTTTCTTTTTCAGTACCAGGTAAGAAACCAATATCCTTTGATGATTGAGCATTTCTGATAATAATCAGTTTATTTCGTTTTGTTTTACCTGACATTACTTCACGTAGTGCTAGATAAAATGAAATAAATGTCTTACCTGTACCAGCGCAGCCATGAAGAAATAGATGATCTCCATCTTCATATGCATTGAATGTTTTAATCTGATTATCAGTTATTGGTGTGACTGACTTAAGACTAAAATTCTGTTGCTGGATTGAAGGGACTTTTGAGCCTAGTTCTTTTTTTGAGTTACCCTTTTCTGCTAGTCTCTGTTGTCTTTTAGTTAAGCGTTGAGTTCTTTCGGCCATGAAAGCTCCTGATGTTGATGTTATCACAGAAGCATAATATACTACTAGATCATAAACCGAGATGCCTGTCGTTCCTTTTGTTTCTTTACCGCATCTCGAGTCTTTGATTCCTTAATTCCCTTTGATCCATATTTATCGGCAAGGGGTGATGTCGGATTGGCCGCTGCGATTCTCGACATCATATCATTAAAACCTGAATCGTTCTTATGTGTTACACCAGCAACACCTGAAATTAGTGTAGGTGCACTTACTGCTTGAACTAATGTAGGATGTTCGGCTAGATAATCCTGAAGTTTTTCATAAGACATGAATACTTCATGGAGTTCTTGTGTTTCTGTATCAATTAAATCATAGAATGGCATTAATAATAATCTTCATCTAGATTCATTAGATCATAAACATTTCGAGACTTTAGCGCATTTTTCATACGCTTATTCTTTCTACGCTCTACAAGTTGGTCATGATATCCATTTTCATGGTAGTCACTATCATAATCATCATACTGATCGCTGCGTGGAAACTTCTTAGCCATCTTTAATTTACCTGAGTCCTTTTAGTAGAGATTTGGAAAAGCTTTTAGAATAAGTTCAGAATCAAGACCTTCGTATGGAAGTTTCTTGTCCTTAATTGCAATAATAAGTTCAGCATCCTTAGGGTCAATCACATTCAGTAGTTCAAGGAATAGTGATTCACGCTTAGACTGATGCATGTTTGGATTTGAACCATCAAGAAACAAATAAAGTCTACGAGCTTCTTGATAAAGCATATTCTCTTGACTTGGATATTCACATGGTACGTATGGAGCAGGACCTTCTGGTAGCGCCCACTTAATGTTAGGATCGTATGCCAACTTCAAAATAGTAAGAATTACTGGATGATCATTTGCCCTTAGACACTTGATCTTTTCTTCTTCATTTGGTAGTTTGGAAGTAAAATCCAAAATCCATGATACTGATTTACGTGACATATGTTAATCCTAAAATTGATCGATATCTGTTAGCAAATTCTTGAGTCGATTTGCAATAAAGTAGTTAAAGAGCTTATCACGGCCCTTATTGGCTTGTGATTCGTATGCTTCAAGTACCTGTTCCTGAATATGGACGGGTATCTTTGTTAGAT